AGAAGTAAAAGAGAAACCTAAAGGTCCTCTCGGTAAACTTAAAGAAGTAGCTGAAGATAAAGAAGAGCAACTAGCTTATCTAGCAACACTAATAAGAGTGGTAGTACTTGTGTGGTCCGCAGGGATCTTAACTTTGAATTATGTTAAAATACCAGGCTATGAACAAGGAGATAAAATTGATCCAACATTTATAGCTTCTGTATTCACAGGAACTTTAGCTACCTTTGGCGTAGCTGCTGGTGGTAAGAAAAAGAATGGTGCTGATGGTGGTAGTGCTAACATATCTAAGAAAGATATGGAGTTTCTTATTGCTAAAGCATCTGAGACTGCTCCTGCTCAAACCATCAGGATTGAATCTGGTCCTGTTAAGATAGTACCTGACTCAACTAAAAGTTAATAAATGATTCTTGAAATTGATCAAGGTCTTTATACTTCTCATATATTTCTCCTACATCTGGTTCAGTCGTTCTAGACTTCCAAAGTTGGCGAAGAATAATTTTCATTTCACCGATTGGCACTTTTACACATGTGTCATCGGTGTTTTTTGATTTCCAGATAGTCATCGTCTAATTCCTTGAATAATTTTTTGGTATGGAACTTGTTTGATTTTATCAATCACATCAGTCTCTACTTTATCAGCAATCTTTTCTATAATATTAACATCTATATGCATGAATGGTGGAATGATTCCTAAAATTCTCAGGAGTCCATCTACGAATAATGCTAAAGTAGTAAATCCGAGAATCATACTAATGACTGTTGCTTCTCTGTTATGTTTTGCCATTGAGGCTTCATCAATACGTCTTGCTTCTTCAACTGCCTCAGCAATCATTGCATCTACTTCGTCTTTTGTATAACATAGAGTTTTAATTTTCTCTTCAGTCATGTATTCTTTATATTTGGTTTATTATGACATACTTGTTCTGTTCTGTCAATTAGAGCTATGTATTATTGCCAATATTCGTCTAGTATATCAAAAGTTTTATTGAGGTATTCGTTTGCCCCATTACATTCCCATTGACCCTTCTCTCCAATCTCACACTTATAGTGTAGTTCTCTCTTGAGTTGCATGAGTCTACTGGTCATAGCAACCTTGTCTAGTCTGCCGTTCATTTTAATCCTCCTTTACAACATACTCACAAGAAAGAGGACTAGCCTTCATCTCAGGCAAGTCCTCTTTTGCTTGTTTAATTGCAGTGTGTATGTCATCAGCATACTCACAGATTTCATAATAATGATTAAGTTGGTCAACATAACCTACTGTGTAGTGAGACATCATAATCTCTCTCCATATTTAAAAGGTATTTATTGCAACTTATTGGTATTATTAGACTTTTATGTTCAAATCATAAAAAGTCTTTCCTTGTATGATGCTCAGGAATTACCTTAGAAATGTTGACAGTTAGTAATCCATCTTGAAATTTAACGTCTTTTACTTCTACATCATCAGACATACGCCAAGATCTATTGAAAGATCTTTGTGCTAAACCTTGATGATAGAATTTATCTTCTTCTTCTTTTGATTCAACCTTTCCTTCTACAATTAATTTACCATGTTCAGTATAGACTTTAACTTCTTTCTTTTTGAATCCTGCTAGTGCAATTTCTAGTCTAGACTCAATGTTGTTTACATGAACAATATTGTAGGGTGGATAATTAGTTGTTGTTGTGTTATAAAACTGATCGAAATAGTTATCCATTCCGAAACTATTCTTTAGAATAGTATCCATCAATTCTGGCAAGTCGGCAGAATGATATTTTGTTATTTTTCCCATAGTTCTCCTTAAATAAGCGAGGGTTAATTTGTGATCCCCGAAGGCAATCACCATTATTTATACCACATATGTCACATTTTGGTATAGGGTAATACACCTTTTTTGGTACGGTAATACCTAAAATATTCTAAGTATAAATACAGCAGGAGTCTCTATCGAAAGATAAAGTAATGAAAAAATTTATACCTATCATAATGCTTTTGATTTCGGCACCCGCTAATGCTGATATCACACACAAGCTTTCTAGCAGTGTGCAATTGACTGTCGATGCAGCTGCTACAAACGTACAGCGCATGGGAAATACATACAGTGTATCTGGTAATAATGTTACCACACAATACACTCCTGATGGTGGATCAGCAACCAACTCAGTTGGTGCTATGACTATCAGTTCAGGCGTTGGATCAGTTCCAGTTTTATCAGCTGTTCAGGCTACTGCTGGAGAAAGTTTCAGCTTTACACAATCCTTTACTCAGGGCGATGCTTTAGTAACATCTGCTCCTAGTGTAGGTGCAGTAAGTGCTTACTCAAATCAGACAAGCACTGCGGTTGGCGTTGCTGGTTCTTTAGCTGGTACTATTGATTCAAGTTCAACAATCGGACTAACTGCTGGAGGCGGTGGTACGAGTGCTGTTGGACAATTTGTTAGTGAAATTAATGTTAATTAAATGATAAATGATTTCCTTGACAACTTGGCGGCAGAACAATATAGGAAAATGCATGTCGAAAACCAACGTTGCGATGTGTGTGATATGCTCTGCCCTTGTAAATGTTCCGACTGCGATTGCCGTTCCAGTGGTCCCTAATTTTACTCAGGGCTCCATGACCAGCCAAACGGTCACGGAAAGCACAGTGACAGAAACTATTAATTCAATTGATTATCGTACAGGATGGGAATACTCGACAACAGGCTCAGGCATAAAGAACAATGGACAACCATTGAATCCGCCTGTAACAACCTCAACAGTGACAGTGACACCTTCGTCAGCAGGAACAGGCACGAATGGTACAACAATAACAGGAAGCGTAACAAGTTCTTACGACAGTTTGGACTTCTCTCAATTAAACAACTTTACGCTAAACAATCCTGGCGAAGCATTTCAATTTACTCAAAGCTACAGTGGCCCTGGCATGACAAATCAAACGGTCATACAAAGAGTAACAACTATAGAAAGCGTAACAAATACAACAAGTACCTTTACTCAATAGCAACTGTAAGTGCTCTTCTATCACCAAACATAGCTTTAGCTGAAGGTGTAGGAGGAGTTAGTGCTACAGCAAATCCAATAGCAAACAGCTCTGGCTCAGTTACGAACCAAGCTATTCAGGTCCTACAGGGCCCATATATTACTAATACATATGGTGGTGGAGTACAATGCCAAGGAAGTACTTTAAATGTTACACCATACTTACAGTTTTCAGATGCTAGAAAACATCCTTGGGAAGACCAGTATTTAGAGCCTCAATATAATACTACAGATATAACAGGTAGAACAATACAACAAACAGTTACGGTAAAAAACTATCCTTGGGAAACATGGTATGATACCCGAACCAAGACAGATGGTAGTAGATGGTTTGAAGATGGTGCTGATATGGACATAACAATGGATGTACCAGCTGGTGATGGTGTACCTGATGCAGTATCAAACGGTCAACTTGAACCAACTTGGTATAAACCAATAAGAACTGACATGAAAGCAAACCAATCATTTAACGTTGGTCTTTCTGCAACTCTATCAATACCATTAAATAAAAAATTAAGAGATCAATGTGAACAGGCTGCAGCAGCACAGATCAATCATCAAGTACAGTTAACATCAAATAAAAGATTAGACTTTGAGTTAGCTCGTCTTAAAAATTGTGGCGAACTAAAAAAGGCGGGTATATATTTTCATCCTGCTTCTCCCTATCATCCAGTTTGTGCTGATGTTATTGTAACAGCTCCAGGCGGTAATGTGATGCCTCATACACATAACTTACCTAAACCAAATTGGGTAGAACCTAATTCTTCTTCTTCAAAGGAGGTAGACCTTTCTTCAAACGGTACTGGTTTGCTTCCAATTCAGATCGGGATAGTCGAACCGTAGGTTTTCCAAACTTCTTTTGAATCTTAGACATACCTTGTTTAATTACAGGTTTAAAAACCCTTAGTAGTAAATCTGCTAGGGGTTTTGCTAGCAATGCAGAGGTTGTAGCAACAACAGCAATGGTTGCTGTAGTAGATACTGCTGGAACACTTGGTAACATTTTCTCTACAGATCCAATATCTTCCCATAAGGTTACACAGATTTTAGCTCCATCAGGATTATTCTTATCTATTTGTAATTCATATCCAGATACTTTTTCTGTTTGTGCAGTATTTGTATCCCCAATTCTCATTGAATTGGGTGGAGGACAGTCTGGATCTTCTGGTTTTTGTTCTGGTGTTTTAGGTGCTTCTGGCGTTTCAAGACCACTTGTATCAGCTTCAATTGGAACACCTTCATCAATTTCTTCTTGTTCTTGATATACAGTTTGCCAAGTTAATTCTCTTGCATCATAGTTTGGTGCAGTAAAGTAAGGAGCTCCAGCATCACATAATGTAGTGGTTGCTTTTGGATCATCATTTACTAGTTGTTTATTTTTATTTCTTTCAAGTAGATTTTCTTTATGAACTGCGACACAGCCTGGTATATTAATTATTGGTTTACCAATAAAAGTAGTTACTGGAACTGTAGGTGGAATTGCCTGAGGAACATTATTAAGCCATATTCTACTGTCAGACACAATGATAGGATTAAACGTACTAACTTCGTTGATTGTTACACCATTGATTCTTATAATTGGGATACGATTTTGTATCTGTGGTATCTGATTAATCGGATCTGGCATGTGCTTGCTTGTGACCTTCCACGATTGCATCAACTATAATTTTCTTTAGTTGTCTGCTTTTCTTTCTTCCAAGACCTACACTTGCATCTATCTTTACTTTAATCCAATAAAGTCCAATAAGAACTAAAGTAAATGGAATTGCATCTTCCCATGAAATTTCGTTCCATGCGTCTACTACATTTAATACTGAGAAATAATCCATTATTTTTTAGGAATTTGAATTTGGTAATCTTTAGGTTGTGGACTTCCTTTTACAGGCCCACTGTTATCAGGCCATCCATTGACCAGTTGTTTATATATTTCTTCAGCAACAACTTTTCTAATTTCTTCTATCTGTGCATCTTGTCTTTTTTGAGGCCCACCAGTTTGTTGGTCGATGACATGATTGCCACCAACCATCGCACCAGTTCCTAATACAGCAACTGCTGTACTAGTAGAAGCGATCTTTTGAATATCCATTTATTTTACTTCTTCAATACAGGCTTCATTTAAGTCTTGAGCCATATTGCCCGCAACTTCAGCACCTTTATTTCCACCGAACATTGCAACCCAACCAGCAGCAACCCATCCTACGAATGGAATACCACTCACAGCAGGTGCAGCAGCTGCTCCGACACTAGTTCCTACTAGACGACCAGTTCCTTCTGCTCCTCCGATTGCTTTGATACATTCTTCAGTTTTAGAACTAATTCCTGTTGATTGTGTATTTTGTAATGTAGCTGGATCTTGCCATGATCTATGATTAGATACAGGCCCACCTTGATTGGTCATACCATCCATTACATATTCCTCAACAACTTGAGTTGTATTGGTTGACAGTCCTAAGAAACCTGCTTTCTTTTTAATATCTTTAGTTATGTGCATAGTTTTAGGATCATTTGCTGTATAGCTGATCTTATATCCACTTTCATCTGATGATATTACATAAGAAGTATATGGTCCTACAGGTGGTTGAACCACAGGGAATTTTGATTCTTGTTGTCTGGTTGCAAGTAGACCTATCATTCCGATATGTGATATCCCAAAGATACCACCAAGTCCTACTCCAACCCATTTAGTCCAGTTCATAATCCCAAATCAATTGGTACTTTTGGTAAATCAGGAGTTGGCATATCCATTGAATCTCCTTCTAGGAGACTTGATCCTAAACCTGATCCGATACTTCCTAATGCTTTTTCTTTGATGTCCTCTATGATGGCATCCTTTTGAACATAAAGATAAACACCACCGCCAATAACGGCAAGAGATACAACGCTAGACGCAATAGCAAGTACATTGACAATTTTCTGCATAACGTTTATAATACATAACATAACTAATCTATATATACAATGGAAAATAGTAAGCTTAAAGAGATTTTTTCCAATTTAAAATCGGTTGTCGAGGATCTTGAAGCAGAAATTTATTCAAATCCAAATGCTTATTTAAAACCTTATGTGCATCCTTGGGATGAACATATGAAAATAGGACTAACTAGTAATGACGATGATGATGGTTATCCTGATTAATTATGTGGTATACTTTATTTTGGACAGTATTGATAATGTATCTTTTGATTCGTATAGGAGTATTTAAAAAATGAATACTCAAGGAATGTCATTTGGGGATGGTACTACAGGCAAAACTCTTGAAGAGCAACGTGCTGCTATCCCACCAATGCAAGTCAATAAAATGAATCTTATATCTGACTCACTTAAGGTAGAGTTAAAACAACTCATCAATGAAGTGTTAGATGAAAGAGAACATCAGAAAAAACTGGAAGGTCCTTATGACTTTCCAGAAAATGAGGACGATGGTTTAGATTATGAAGATGAATGGCTTTATAGAGGAACGTATTAGATTATACAGAATTACACAGTTGCATAAATAACTATGTCATGATATAATGACATTACGTTCACCCTGATACATATTAGGGCGCAAGTAAGCCGACTCGGAACGGATCGTTCATCCTCATGTATAGCATCTTAATGAAATTAGTATTACTCGGTTCTCCACTTAATTGTGTAGAAGCCAATGAGTTGCTATCTTTAGTTGAACCATTTGACCCTAACAGGTTAGAGATGACTAAAGTAATTATTGCACATACTGATCCAGTATGTTTTGAGGACGCAAAAGCCGACTAAAGGAACGGGCCTTAAAATCCAACTACTTTAGGAGCAATCCAATGGCACAAGTCACATACCGTGGAGTTGTTTACGATACAAACAACAAAAAGTCCACAGAGAAAAAAGTCTCTGAATTAACTTACAGAGGCATTAAGCATTCAGCTAAACAAACTGTAAATGCTTAGTCATACGAAGGGGTTTCTACCCCTTCTTTTTTTGTATGAGTAAAAATACATAATTGCGATATGTTACTTTTATGGTCTATTTGTTCATACCAAAATATAAATAATTTCAGAATTAGGGATAGCAAGATGCACCAAAATTCTTAGATCATGTAAACCTTAGTGCGGAGGTAAAATGCACAATATCATTTCACAAAACAAACTGGCATCATGGAATCATAACGACAACCGTTATGCCTATTCAGAAGAAAATAAAATACTAGATGATTACTATGAGTGCATAGTGGAATGTGTGGATGATCAACCAAGCTGCAAACGTATATGTAGGGAGTTACTGATGTAAAGAAAAATTACATTTCTTGGGAGGGGATTAAACCCCTCTTTTTTTATGTGTTGGTTTGTGTGGGAAATTGGACAAGCTGTATAGTTTATGATATACTAAAAACAAAAGACCTTATAAAATAGTATGTTAAAAACGGACACTATGAAAATCTTTCTTGATTCAGCTGATACTAAAGTTTTACACGATGGATATCTAACTGGTCTTATAGACGGCATCACAACAAATCCTACACTTATACGAAAGAGTGGTAGAGATCCAGAAGCTGTTTATCAAGAACTTAAAGACATTGGATACTCAGACATTAGTATGGAAGTTGTGGGAGACAGTGGTGATATGTATGAAGAAGGTAAAAGACTATATTCTAAATTTGGAGAATGTGCAACAATAAAAGTTCCTTGTACTCCTGATGGATTATTTGCTTGTAGAGAACTATCAAAACAATTGATTAAGGTCAATGTAACTCTTATATTCTCACCATCACAAGCAATACTTGCTGCAAAAGCTGGTGCAAAATATGTTTCACCATTTGTCGGTAGAGTTGATGACAATTCATTCGGTGGTTTATGCCTTATAAAAGATATATCAAATGTATACATGAAACAAGGTTGGTATGACACAGATATACTTGCAGCATCTATTCGTAATGTCAGAGATGTAGGTAGAGCATTTGAATATGGTGCGAATATTTGTACGATTCCTCCATCAGTATTTGAGAAGATGTATAATCATGTTCTTACAGATCAAGGATTAGCACAGTTTGATGAAGACTTTAAAATTACTCAAAAAATGATAGGAGGTTAAATGGGATTACCAGACAGATCACAAAAAGTATTTGATAAAGTTGTAGAGTGGGATAGAAATCTTGCTAAAAAATTACAAGATAAATTTAATCTTACTGATTATCAAATGTTATGTATAGCGTTTGCTAAAGGTTTTATTTTAGGAGCAATAGTATTATGACTGAACTACTAGTTCTTTTTGCTACAATGTTAGCAGTTAGTTATGGAATTAAAATATGGAGGCATATTTAATATTATGAACGATTGGAAAGAATGGGGATTATTATCCTCTATCTTAATAGTGGCGGTCATGTGGGTACAAGTACCACAATGGGCAGATGATTGGGCTGTGTGTGCTGTAGATATACCTGATGCAAAATGTCATTGGTATGTCATGTCACCAGATAATACCTTTGGAGAAGGTTTTGATTGGGAAGAAGCACCTTGGTTTGATGTCAATGGTCTTAATGATATAGAACCAATCGGAAAGAAAACAGTAATGGAAAAACTACAAGAAAAACAATGAGTGACAGTGAACAAGTCCTAAAAATTATAGCAAACAATTTAAAAGGAACATTAGAAAAAAAAGAGGGATGTGATTCAGTTGGGAATCAATGGAAACAATATATAATCACATATGATAAAAAAAAGAAGCTTGACAAAGCTTCATAGATAATCTATAATAAAGACAGTTTTGCCATAAACATGAATATACAGGTAATTCAGTTAGTATCTGGAGATCACATACTAGCTGATGTAGAACAGTTAGACGAAGAACCAAATTGTTATCTTAAGGATGCTTATCTTATTAAAGAAGATGGTACTCTTGTAGAGTGGCCTTTGTATTCTACTGAAAGAGGAGCTCTTATATACTCAACACAGATCGTAACAATTTCAGAACCAAATTCAGAGATAGTAAAGAAAATACCTTCATGAATTTTTATACAAACGTACAGCTCGTAGGTAACACGGTTTTATATCGTGGGTATGAGGGTGGAGAGAAAGTGACTCATCGAGATTCATTTTCTCCTACTCTTTTTGTTTCTTCTAAAAAAGAAACCAAATACAAAACTCTTGATGGTAAATGTGTAAAACCAATCAAGTTTGACTCAGTTCGTGATGCTCGTGACTTTGTAAAAAAGTATGATGACATAGATGAATTTGAGGTTTTAGGATATGAAAGATTCTTGTATCAATATATCTCTGATAAGTATCCGCCTGCTGAACTAAAATTTGATATGTCTGTAATGAATATCATTTCTTTGGATATTGAGGTTCAGTCTGAAAATGGATTCCCTGATGTAGAAAGTGCATCGGAAAAATTACTTTGTATTACTATCAAAGATTTTAATACAAAAAAGTTTATTACATGGGGTGTTCGTGAGTATGAAAACAAGCGTGATGATGTTACATACATCTTATGTGAAGATGAACATTATCTTCTATTGAATTTTTTACAATATTGGGTAGAGAATACACCTGATGTAATTACAGGATGGAATGTTTATTTGTATGATATTCCATATCTTGCTAGACGTATCAATCGAGTTTTAAGTGAGAAACATAAAAAGTCTTTATCTCCTTGGAATTTGATTCAAGAAAAAGAGATTTATATTCAAGGTAGAAAGAATCTAGCATATGACATTGCTGGTGTTTCTTGTTTAGATTATCTTGATTTGTATAGAAAGTTCACTTATAGTAATCAAGAGTCTTATAGACTTGATCATATTGCAATGGTCGAACTAGGTGAAAAGAAACTTGATCACTCTGAGTATGAGAACTTCAAAGATTTCTACACACAAGATTGGCAGAAGTTTGTAGACTATAACATCCATGACGTTGAACTTGTTGATCGTATGGAAGACAAGATGAGACTGATTGAATTATGTTTGACGATGGCATATGATGCTAGAGAAAACTATGAGGATGTATATTCACAAGTTAAAACGTGGGATAATATAATATTTAATTTTCTTAGGAAAAAAAATATTGTAGTTCCAGCAAAAATATCACATAAAAAGGAAAGAGCTTATGCGGGGGCCTATGTTAAAGAACCGAAGCCTGGACGCTATGATTGGGTGGTCTCTTTTGACCTTAATAGTCTGTATCCTCATCTCATTATGCAGTACAATATCTCCCCAGAAACCCTCAGAGAGACTCGACATCCCACTGCGAGCGTTGAAGGGATCTTGAATCGAGAGGTATCGATTGATGGAAAGTATGCTGTATGTGCAAATGGTGCTCAATATCGTAAAGACATAAAAGGATTTCTTCCAAAACTTATGTCAGATATGTATAATGATCGTGTCATCTACAAAAAGAAAATGATTACTGCAAAGAAGCAGTATGAAAAAACTCCTACTAAAGCTTTGGAAAAAGAAATTGCTAGATGTAATAACATTCAAATGGCAAAAAAGATTTCTCTTAACTCTGCTTATGGTGCGATTGGTAATGAATACTTTAGGTATTTCAAACTAGCAAATGCTGAAGCGATTACTCTATCTGGTCAAGTTTCGATTCGATGGATAGAGAATCGCATGAACAAATATTTAAACAAAATTTTGAAAACGGAGAACATTGATTATGTTATTGCTTCTGATACCGATTCTATCTACCTTAATCTTGGGCCTTTGGTTCAAACTGTATTCAAGGGGAGAGAGGTCTCTAATGAAAAGATCGTTTCTTTCCTCGATAAGGTGTGTGATCTGGAACTGGAGAAATATATTTCGAGTTCTTACCAAACGTTGGCCGACTATGTAGGTGCTTATGATCAGAAAATGTTCATGAAACGTGAAAACATTGCTGATCGTGGTATCTGGACTGCTAAGAAAAGATACATCTTAAATGTATGGGATAGTGAAGGTGTTCGTTATGAACAACCAAAGATGAAAATCATGGGTCTTGAAACTGCACGTTCCTCGACACCAGCATATTATCGTGATAAACTAAAGAAAGCTTTCAAGATTATTATTGACAAATCAAATGATGATCTTATTTCTTTCATTGATCATGTAAAAAAAGAAACAAAAGAAATGGAGATCGCCGATATTTCATTTCCAAGAGGACTCAATGGATTGGGTAAATACAAATCTAGTTCTGATATGTATACAAAAGGAACTCCAATCCATGTTCGAGGAGCAATCTTATACAACCATCATGTAAAAAGATTGAAACTCACACATAAGTATCCTTACATACAGGAAGGAGAAAAGATTAAATTTGTTTATTTGAAGAAACCAAATCCGATAGGAGAAAATGTTATCGCATATCTTCAAACTTTGCCAAAAGAATTTAATCTACAAAAATACATTGATTACAATTTACAGTTTGAGAAAAGTTTTTTAGAACCATTAAAGAATGTTGTTGAAACAATTGGATGGATGGTTGAAAAGAAAGGCACACTTGAATCATTTTTCGTATAGGAGGTTATTATGTCATTTGTAAAATCAGTTATTAAGGAGATAGACAATGAATTTGCATCAGTTGCCGATGAAGGAATATCAGCAGGGGATTGTAATTCCTTTGTGGATACTGGCGCTTATATCTTTAATGCCCTCGTTAGTGGTAGCATTTTCGGTGGTCTTCCATCCAATAAAATCACAGCACTCGCTGGGGAGTCAAGCACTGGTAAGACTTTCTTTGCCTTATCAATCGTCAAAAATTTTCTACAACAGAATCCAAAAGGAGAGGTAATATACTTTGAATCTGAATCAGCGATTACAAAAAATATGTTGAGTGAACGTGGTATAGATGTCAAACGTCTTGGATTAGTTCCTGTTACTACAGTACAAGAATTTAGAACACAAGCGATTAAGATTGTAGATGAATATACAAAACTTAAACTAGAAGATCGACCACCATTAATGTTTGTATTAGATTCTCTTGGAATGTTATCTACAACAAAAGAAGTTGAGGATGCTTCAGCAGGAAAAGAGACTAGAGATATGACAAGAGCTCAGATAGTCAAATCAATTTTTAGAATCCTATCTCTTAAATTAGGTCAAGCACAGATTCCTCTAATTGTCACAAACCATACATATGATGTAGTGGGGTCATACATGCCAACCAAAGAAATGGGTGGTGGATCAGGACTAAAGTATGCTGCATCGACTATAATATATCTTAGTAAGTCAAAAGAAAAAGATGGTACTGAGGTAGTTGGAAATATTATAAAGTGTAAAACATTCAAATCTAGATTTACAAAAGAAAATGCACAGGTTGCCACTAGATTATTCTATGATGAGAGAGGATTAGATCCTTACTACGGACTTCTAGAATTGGGTGAAAAGTATGAGGTCTTTACAAAAAGTGGAAATCGTTATAATATGGGTGAGAAAAAAGTTTACCCTAAAGAAGTGCTAAAGAACCCAGAAGTTTATTTCACACCAGAAGTTATGCAGGCTTTGGATGAGTGTGCTAAAAAAGAATTTAGTTACGGATCATTTGTATGAAAATAGAAACTAAAATATTATCTCATCTTATATTTGATGAGAAGTATCTCAGAAAAGTTTTGCCTTTTATCAAAGACATTTACTTTGAAGTCTTAACTGAGAAAATTATTTTTCAAGAGATACAACAGTACATGAATAATTATGATGGTTTACCATCAGGAAATATATTACAAATAGAAGTAGAAAAAAGAAAGGATATATCAGAGGAAATATTTAAAGAAGCAGTCGATCTCATACAAAGTTTTCGAGAAGAAAAAGTTGATCAAGAATGGTTATTAGACACAACAGAAAAATGGTGTAAAGAAAGAGCAATCTATCTTGCACTTATGGAAAGTGTAAAACTTGCAGACGGTAGAGATAAGACAAAAAATCGTGAAGCAATTCCTTCTATCCTTTCAGAAGCATTAGGAGTATCTTTCGATGATCACATCGGTCACGACTATTTACAAGATGCTGAGGAACGATTTGAGTTCTATCACAGGAAAGAAGAAAAGATTCCATTCGATTTGGATTTCTTCAACAAGATTACAAAAGGTGGTCTTCCTAACAAAACTCTCAACGTTGCTCTTGCAGGCACTGGCGTGGGTAAGTCTTTGTTCATGTGTCATTGTGCTAGCTCTTGTTTATCACAAGGTAAGAACGTTCTCTATATTACGTTGGAGATGGCTGAAGAAAAGATTGCAGAAAGAATAGATGCTAATCTTTTGGGAGTAAATATCAAAGAACTGCCAGACATACCAAAACAATTATTTGAAACTAAGGTTGGAAAGGTTGCAAAGAAAACACAGGGTACTTTGATTATCAAAGAATATCCAACAGCATCAGCACATGCTGGACATTTCAAAAGTTTATTAAGTGAGTTATCAATCAAGAAAGGATTTGCACCTGATATTATATTCATAGATTATCTCAACATCTGTTCATCATCTCGTTACAAAGGAACCATTGTTAATTCTTATACGTTCGTTAAAGCAATTGCAGAAGAACTTCGTGGTCTTGCTGTCGAAGCAAATGTACCAATTGTTAGTGCTACTCAAACTACTCGTGCTGGTTATGGTTCTAGCGATGTTGACCTTACTGACACTTCAGAATCCTTTGGACTCCCTGCTACTGCTGACCTTATGTTCGCTCTCATATCTACTGAGGAATTGGAAGATATGAATCAGATTATGGTTAAACAATTGAAGAACAGATATAATGATCCTACAATGAATAAGAGATTTGTCATAGGTATTGACAGAGCTAAGATGAGATTGTATAATGTAGAGGTCAGTGCTCAGGGTAATATTATTGACTCGGGCAAAGATAATGATTTAGCTGAATCTCTTGATAAGAAGATCAGAAGTTTTGAAGGATTTAAAGTATGACAATTGACTTTGATAAGTATACTAAATTTGTAGACGCTGTTACGTCTGAAGAAAGTAAGTATGGTGGACATTTTCAAGATCGTTTAAGAGATTTATACTCTAAAGATTTTAATTCACATAGAGCATTAACTGCTGCTCTTGGATTATCTGCTGAAGCGGGTGAGTTTACTGAGATAGTAAAGAAGATACTATTCCAAGGTAAACCAGTTAGTCAAGAGAATTTATTTCACATGAAACGTGAACTGGGTGACATCATGTGGTATTTTATTCAAGCATGTATTACTCTAGACACTTCACCAGAAGAAATTATTGAAATGAATGTGGATAAATTAAAGTCCAGATATCCAGGCGGTGAATTTGATGTTCACTATTCTGAGAATCGGAAGGAAGGAGATTTATGATTAATCTAGCAGCAATAATTGTGATAGTAATTATTTCTACATCATTAATCATACTTTATGTTTATAACCCACATAGATAATCTAAATAGGAGGGAAGACCCTCCTATTTTTATGGCTTCAGACGGTATTGCTACTCAACAACAAGAAAATGCCTCAGCGTATACATTTAAAATGTATATAGAAAAAGGAAAATTGCCTACACTTGGTCAGATTGCAAGCATCTATCCGAGTGTAAATGCCAAATGGATGACAACTTTTACTGAACAGGCAAAATTAATTAAAGGATATGTTAATCAACATAAAGGATATAACTATTCTAGAGATCATGGTATCATGCCTTTTCTAGAAAGTATGGCAAAAACATATTGTGGTGTCGAAGGTGGAGATAGAATATTTGCTACAAAAGATACTTGGAATCCAATGGATATTGTAATGGTAAAAAGATCTGAAGAAAATAGTATCAAAAAAATGATTAAAGAATTGATGACAATTGATGGGCTTACACAAAGAGGTAAGTTGACTCTTTTAAATAGTATCATGTATGAATCTCTTAAATCAAAAGATATGATACCTGTATCATTAAAGAAGATAAATTTAAAATATGGAATTGATATAGAAGAAGAATTAAATACAGGAAATCCAGAACAAAAAGATTGGACAGTTTTAAATCCTAAATGTTTATTGAATATTAAAGATCGAGTTTTTGAGAACTCAGAATTTTCTATGCATTTCCAGTTAGATAAACCACCATCATTTAAAATAAAGGTTCAAGTTAGAAATAGACAGTTAAGTAATCCTAATGGAACTGTACAAACAGAATGTATAAATGAGTCTAAACCAGCTGCAAAGTTAGGAACTGTTCCATCAGATTTAATAGATACATTTTTAACATCGCATCAGTTATCAAAACCTAAATCAATATCTAAACATCCAAATATACCAAAAAATTTTCCTGGCACATGGGATCCATTTATGATTGATTATTGGGTTGGCGTTTATAATAATATTAAAAATAAAAAGATTGGTAGTAAAAGTGTTGATTTTGGTGATCTCACTATTACTGGTACTGGAGCTGATGAAAGTGGAATAGAGAATGTTATTAAGAACGGTGCTGCAAATGAAAGTGCTATTGATAGATCAAACAATGGTAGGTTTAGAAATATATTAGTTGCAATGGAATATGTACAGTTCATGCAAGAATTAACTACTAAGGGTGTACTAAATGATTTTTTAAATATTTTATATTATGGAGCTAAAAAAGCTTACGATCCTTTAAATGGATCATTCGTTAAAATTTTCTAGTTATGGCTAAACAAAATAAACACTTAGAACATTTAGAAGATGATATTCTAAACAATGGTAGTAGTGGAGGAAAGACTTCAGTTGCTTTTCTTAAATCTCTTGGTGACATGTTATCACAAGGAGATAAAACAAAAAGTATTAAAGTAACTACAAAGTGGGATGGCGCTCCAGCAATTATTTGTGGTATTCATCCAGTTTGGAAAGCTTTCTTTGTTGGTAACAAATCTGTATTTAATAAAACTAATCCTAAAATCTGTTGTACACATGATGATGTAGATTTCTTTTATCCAGATAGCGGATTAAATTCAATACTTAAGTCATGTCTAACACACCTTTCTAAGTTACCAATATCAGGAGTTATACAAGGCGATCTTTTGTTTATTGAAAATACTAAAAGTATAGGAACTATTAAAGGACAACGTTCTGTAAAATTTACTCCAAACACTATTACATATACAATACCTTTGAATACAAATCTTGGTCAACGTGTGAATAACTCTAAACTTGGTATTGTTTTTCATACATCATATAGTGGTGATACTATATCAAATATGCAAGCTGGATTTGGTGTAGATGTATCTAGTTATCAGGGAGTTGAAGATGTCTCTGTATTTTCTTCAGACTTTAATGATGCAAGTGGATCAGCTAATTTTACTTCACAAGAAAAAACTAAGTTCAATTCAATTTTAAGTCAAACCACAGGGTCATTAAAACAAGCATCTAAATTTTTAGATGCAATGGCTGGTACAGATAAGTATTCATTTAATATAGTATTCAAACAATTTTTTAATTCTTATATTAGATCTGGTGCAATGATACCACCAGTAAATCAAGTCGTAGGAGATTTTGCAAACTATTATTCTTTTCTTTTAGACAGAGAAATAAATTCTAAAAAATCTGAAGCTGGTCAAAAGAAATGGTTAGCAGTCAAAAATGATGGTTTAAAATTTATTTCTGCAAATCAAAAATCAATTTATTTTACTGCAGCATCATATAAAAATTTAACAGCAGCAAAATTAATGATCATAAGAAAATTAGAATCTGTTAAAGATATTGGAACATTTTTAAAGAAGGGTGCTGGATATTCTGTTACAGCTCCAGAAGGATTTGTTGCGATTAAATCAGGTCAAGCATTAAAATTAGTAGATAGACTTGAATTTTCTGTTGCAAATTTTTCAACTGATAAGGATTGGGATAAATAAATATAAATGTAGAACCAATAGAGACTCATATGAAGTCCTTTAACAATTTCTTTGGTGAAGCTCGGACTAAAGCAGGACTCGAAGCTGAAAAAAAGGGTTTAATACACACAGGTAAAGGTTATTACGCTGATAAGGCTGGCAAAATTGTTGCTAAAGCTGAAGGCGGAACTCGTCTTATTCCATTATCTAAGAAAGAACAGGATAATCTTAACTCTGGTGCTCCTTTAAAAGGCCCACAGTCTGCTGCTGATGCTCAATCTCTTGCCAAAATGGCATCTGATCTACAATCTGTTAAAGATACAGCTGCACCTGAACAACCACCTGAAGAAGAACCAAAAGCAGATGAAAAATCTGATGAGGAAGAGTCACTATTGCCTCGTAATGAAGGTGGTGGAGAAGTTGTAATCACATTTGGTAGATTTAATCCACCACATGTAGGTCATGCAAAGTTAATGGACAAAGTTGCAGATGAAGCATATGCTTCTGGTGCTGACTATATGATATATCCAAGTCATTCAAATGATCCTGAGAAGAATCCTTTAGACTTTGGAACTAAATTGAATGTAATGCAGCATATGTTCCCACATCATGCTGATAGTATTGCAAATGATCCTCAAAATGGAAGAAACATTTTTGATGTTCTTAAAAATCTCTATGGACAAGGATATGATAATGTCAAAATTGTCGTAGGTGATGACCGTGTAAAGGAGTTTTCAAACATAACTTCTAAGTATAACGGTAAAACTTATAACTTTGGCGGTCTTGATGTTGTCAGTGCTGGTGCTAGAGATGCAGACTCAGATGATACTGTAGAAGGTATGTCTGCTTCTAAAATGAGAAAAGCAGCGTCAGATAATGACTATGATGCTTTCAAGAAAGGACTTCCAGAAGATCTTGATAAGGAACAATCAAAGGCAATCTATATGAGATTACGCCGTGCGATGAATCTTGAATCAAAAGAATGGAAACTTGCTCCAAAACTAGACGAATCTGCTTTGAGAGAAGCTTATCGTGCTGGTAATCTTTATAAAGTAGGTGATTTCGTAGAAAATCTTAACACTGGAGTTGTGGGTAGAATCATAACTCGTGGTACAAACTACGTCATCATGATTGATGAAGAGGAAAGAGTATTCCGTAATTGGATTAAAGATATTATGGAAAAAACAATATGGGAGATAGGTACTGACGAGTATCGTGCTGCTGTACAGGCAATGACACCTGGCCAACCAGTTACATCTTTCACAAAAAAGTCAACCCCACTAAATAGTAAAAAACCTAGTAAAAAAGATGGACTTAAATAAGTATTCTTCTTATCTTTCACTTCCACCTTCTAATCTATACAGAGCAGAAAGGTTAGT